CACCGGCTACTGGACGGAGGAGGGTGCGGCGCTCACGAACGTCTCTCCGTCCTTCGGCCGTGTCGTGCTGGAGGCCAAGAAGCTGACCATCTACACGGAGGTGCCGAACGAACTTCAGGCGGACTCCGGGATCAGCTTCGACGCGCTGATCTCCCAGATGTTCCCGGAGGCGATGTCCTGGTATGAGGACGTGGCCTTCCTGTCCGGCTCCGGCGTCGGTGAGCCGCTCGGCGCTCTGGTGGCCGCGAACACCGCGATGATCGCGGCGGCGGCGGAGTCCGGCCAGGCGACCGCGACCATCCTCTGGGAGAACATCGTCCGGATGTACTCGCGGATGCTGCCCGCGGCGCTGTCCCGCGCCGTGTGGGTCGCCTCCATCGACACGTTCCCCCAGCTCGCCACGATGGCTCTGTCCGTGGGTACAGGCGGTAGTGCCGTCTGGCTGGGCACGGGTGGGGAAGGCGCTCCGCCGGTCTCCATCCTCGGCCGGCCGGTCCTCTTCACAGAGAAGACCAGCGTTCTCGGGACGCAGGGTGACATCTCGTTCGTGGACTTCGGCCACTACCTGATCGGTGACCGCCAGGCCATGTCCGCGATGTCCTCGCCGCACTACAAGTTCGGTAACGACGTCACGGCCTACCGCATCATCGAGCGGGTGGACGGCCGGCCGTGGCTCCAGTCGGCCATCACGCCCAAGAACGGCGGACCCACCCTGAGCGGCTTCGTACAGCTCGCCACCCGTCCGTAACCACTCATGATCTGCTACACCGCACGCGCCTCGGAAGAGGTCGCCTCCGCTACCGGGCGCGTGCGGTGTAGCTTCAGGCAAGATCCATCGGGCCAGCAGTAGCACCCTGGCCGCCCTATAGGAAAAGGGGTAAATCGCTAAATGAGTTCTCAGGAAGGTCTGGGGCGCCTGTTCAACCTGGCGACTTCGGCCACCACGTCCGCGGTCCGCGCGAACCTTCAGAACTACTCCGGCGTGACCATCGTGCTGATCGGCGCGACCTCAGGCGCGGCCACCATCACGGAGGCCAACGCGGCGTCCGGCGGCACCTCGCAGAACCTAGCGAGTGGCGTGACCCGGTACTACACGCAGAACTCCGGCGTGTGGACCCAGGTCACGCAGGCGGCGGCGGCCACAGTCACCGCGGCCACGGGTGGCTTGCTGGCGGTCTACGTCAGTCAGGGCGCGCTGGCGGACGGATTCAAGTACGTCGCCGCGTCGCACGCCTCCGGCAGCTTTGTCTACATCCTGCACGATTGCGACATTCAGCGCCGTCCCACCAATCTGATGGCGGTTAGCGCCTGATGGCCAGTTCGATTTCCGGCCGGGCCGTCCGGCTGAATCACTTCGGCGTCTCGGTGGCCCGCGCCGCGGGTAACCTGGCGCAGACCGGCAACCTCACCCTGTTCAACATCGTGGGCGGCCGGATCATCCTGACCAACTTCGTCGGTGCCGTGACCACGGTCATTCAGGCACAGGCGGACGCGATCAAGTTCACCTCGGTCAGTTCGGTGGGCAGCATCGCTACCGACCTGTGCGCCACGGTGGACGTCAACGCGGCGGCGGTCGGCAACCTCCTCGGCATCACCGGCACGCCGGCCAATGCCGCGGTGCTCGGTTCGGCCGTTCCGGTTCCCTCGCCGCGGCTCGTGCTACCGGTCGGGCTGATCCGCATGAACGCAGCGGCCAGCAACACCGGCCAGATGTCATTCGTCCTCACCTACATCCCGCTTGATGACGGCGCGACCGTCACCGCGGCCTGACCGATCGAAGGGTAGGGGTAGCCATGTCGGCCACACCCGGCGCGCAGACCACCACGCCGCAACGCGTGGCTACCTCCACCGCCCCCGCGACTCTGTTCGCGGCCACGGCCCGAGCGAACGCCCGGCACGTGTTCAATGAATCGGGCGTGGTGCTCTACGTGAAGTTCGGCGCCACGGCCAGCGCTACCGACTACACAGTGGCCATAGCCGCGAGCGGGTACTTCGAGTTTCCGCAACCCGTTTTCTCCGGCCAGGTGACGGGCACGCTGGCCAGCGGCACGGGCAACGCCCAGTGCACGGCCTACTGAGGAGGTCACGCGATGCCGCTGTACCCGAGCACCACGCCACCACTGTTCGGTCCACCCGATCACAATCTGGCTGGCTGGAGCTACGACCCGAGCGCCGCGCAGGGCGGGACGGTCCTGCCGACCGCGGGCACGTTGTTCCTCTCTAAGGCGAAGGCCGTCTCCCCGCTGATCACGAACGTGATCATTCATGTGGCCTCGGCGGGCGTCACGCTGACCGCGAACCAATGCCTGGCCGCCCTGTTCTCCTCGGCCGGGACACTTCTGTCCGCCACTGCTGACCAGTCCGCCGCGTGGACTTCCACGGGTCTGAAGACCATGGCGTTGCTGACTCCACAGACCGTGCCGCTCGGGTACGTCTATGTGGGTTTCTATGCCAACGGGACTACTCTGCCGTCCCTGTCCCGCTCGGGAACCGTGTCCGCCCTGCTGGCCAATGCAGGGCTTTCGGCTCCGAGCCTGCGATTCGCATCGGCGGACGCCGGCTTGACCACGGCCATGCCCGGAACGCTCGGCGCACAGACCGCTAGCGCGAACACGTACTGGGTAGGACTGTCGTAAGCGTGACGCGAATCGCGTCACGCACTACGCAGGCATAGGAAGAGGGAACCGATGGGAAAGATCAACGCTCGGGGTGAGGCGACCGCGGCTGGCATGACCGGCATCGTGCAGAACGCCGAGGGCAAGCTCTCCGAGCTCGACCCGTCACGCAGGCTGGACGGCACACCCGTGGACGGGTACGAGTCGGACGAGCGCGACTTCGAGGATTTCGAGAAGCGCGAGACGCCGGCCGGCCCGGACAGCGAGCCGCAGGTGGAGGAGCACGCACAGGAGGAGATGGACGCGGCGAACGAGCGCGCGGCGAAGGCTCCTCTCAGCGATCGCATCGCCTCAGGGTCGACTGACTCAGAGGAGAAGCCGGTCAAGCGTGCGGCACGCGGCCAGGCGAGGGCGAAGTAGCGACCGATGGCTAACGCGCTGTTCGGGCCTGCCGCCCAAGGTCTGCTCACGGGAGAGATCGATCTCGACACGGCCGCCATCAAGGCCGCGTTCGTGCGTGGCTACACCTTCGTAGCTACGCACAAGTTTGTCTCTGACGTGACCGGAGCGGGTGGCGTTCTGAACGGCACGAGCGCGGCGCTGACCGGGCTCAATGTGAGCACGGCGGGCGTAGTGGACGCGGACGACACCACGGCGACCACGGTCGCCTCCGCTGCGAACCATAGCGTCCTGCTCTTTCAGGCATCCGCCGTGACGGGTGGCGCGGACGTGGCGGCCGGGGCGCAACGCCTGATCGCCTATCTTGACTCAGGGACGAGTCTGCCGATCCAGCCCGGTTCCGGCGCCACGGCCATCAACTTCGACAACGGCGCGAATAAGATCTTTAAGGTCGGTTGACTGTGAGCCGGCTATTCAACGGTGGCGTGAGCGCGGATTCCATCACGTTCGCGGTCGGCAACGCGCCACCCGACGAAGGCCCCATCACGATGGCCGCGCTGGTCAAGCCTGCCACGGCGACCAACTGGCTTGGCTGGGTGATGGCCGGCATCGCGGGTGGGGCCAACATCTGGTCGATGCTCGTGTTCAATCAGAAGTGGTTCATCGAGCGCGACTTCAGTGCGGGCTCCGGCCCGTTCACCACGGACTGGTATTGGGCCGTGGTCACGAAGGCCAGCGGCAGCACGCTCCCCCGTTGGCATTTCAAGAACGTCACCACGGGCGGTGCGTGGTCGCACACGGACGCGGCCAACACCGTCACCGATGGCACCGGACCGATCACCTCGCTTCGGGTCGGCAACGATTCGGCCGGCAGCACCGGGGACGCGTGGCATGGCAACATCGCCGCGTGCGCGACGTGGACGTCCGCCCTGGCCGACCTCGCGGTGGAGGCCGCGTGCACCCTGGCCGCCAGCGACCTGGCCGCCGCCGCGCCGGGATGGATGGTCCGTCTCAACCAGGCCAACGTCGCCACTCCGGTCACGGACGACACCGGCGGTGGCGGAGACCAGACCGCCATCTCGGGCACGAGCGTGGACGCGGCGGAACCGCTCGGATGGTCGTACGCGCTGGCCACCTCGGTCTCTCCGACCGGTTTCGCGGTACCCGTCACGTTCGGCTCCCCGACCATCGTCACGCCGGCCGCACCCGTGGCGACCGTGCATCTCACCGGATCGTGGAATGGTCTAGCCGACATCGCTCGGCTCAATGCGCAGGAGGCGGAGCAGGAACGCCGGGACGGTCCGCGCGCCTGCCCGGACTGTGGTGAGCCACTGGTCCGGAACCAGCGCACCGGCGTGCTCGGGTGCACCTTCGACGGGTGGACGTTCAGCGGGTCAACACCGCTGTTTGACGCCTTCAGCCTGTAGCATGCTACTCGACAACTGAAGATCATTCTTTTCCCAACCGCGGTCCGAGGACCGTAGGACAGAATGCGAGTCGACGGGTGGGAGCCTGGTATACGACGCGTGAGGCTGTTGCCGCCTCACCGGACATCCGCGCGACTGCGTACGCCGCGGCGCAGCTTGATCGGGAGATCGAAAGCGCCTCGCGCCGGGTGGACCGTCTGTGCCACGTCCCCGACGAGGGTTTCGCTCCCACCACGGCCACCCGCTACTTCCCGTACCCGAACTCGCAGCACGCGTTCACTGGCCGACTGTGGTTCGATCAGCATCGCCCCGTCTCGATCGACACGTTCACCGCGGGTGGCGTGACCATCCCTGCCACCGACTACTTCCTTGAGCCGGTCAACGACGGACCGCCGTACACCTCGATTGAGATCGATCGGGCCTCGGCCAGCGCGCTGGCGATGAACTCCGGCACCTCGCAACGCTCCCTCGTGCTGGCCGGCACATGGTGCGCGTGCCGGGTGAACGAGGAGACCGCGGGCACCATCACGGCCGGCATCAACTCCTCCGCGGCCACCATGCCCGTCTCCCTCCGGGCGGGTGTGGGCGACATTCTGCGGATCGACAGCGAGCGGGTACGCGTTGTCGACAAGATGTGGTTGACGTCCGGCCAGACCGGCACGCTGACCGCGGCGAACAACGCGCAGTCGCTGGCCGTGTCCGACGGGACTGCGTTCGCGGTGGGCGAAGATCTTCTGATCGACGCGGAGCGTCTCTTTGTTAGAGACATCTCCGCCAACACGCTGATCGTGCAGCGGGCGTGGAGCGGCAGCACTCTGGCCGCCCACACGACTGCCACGATCTATCAAGCGCGCACGCTGGTTGTCTTGCGTGGCGCGTTCGGTAGCACGGCCGCCTCCCACTCGTCCGGCGCGACCGTGTACCGGCATGTACTGCCCGGACCGATCGAACAGCTCACCCGCGCGTATGCGCTGGACGGTTTCTTCCAGTCCGGCGCGGGTTGGGCGCGCACGGTCGGCCAGGGCGATAGCGAGCGCCAGGCGTCCGGCCGGGCGATCGCCGCCTTGGCTGAAGAGGTGTACGGCTCGTACGCGCGCAAGGGAAGGATGCGGGCGATATGACCGTGATCCTCTCCGGCCCGGTCTTCGACGGGCGCGCGGCGAAGGCCTCCGATGACGCGCTGGAGGACTGGAAGCGGACATTGGCCACGGTCGGCGCGAGCATGGTGCGCAGCAACCTAAACATGGTGCTACGCCGCCAAACGCCGTACTACCGGCTTCGGGTGGAGGCTCAGCCGGAACATCCCGACTGGAAGATCACCGACCAGGGTGTGATCTACGGTCCGTGGCTGGAGGGCACCGGCTCCCGTAACCGGACCACTCGATTCAAGGGCTACGCCACCTTCCGGCGTACCACGCAGCAGATCAACGCCCGGGCCGTAGCGCTCGGCCAGAACATCGTCGCTTGGTATGTGGACCGGGTGATGCAGTGAGCATCGACTCCCGCGCGCTGTTCAACGTGCTGACCGGCTACGCCGCGTCGAGTGGCCTCTTCGACTCTGTCACCGGGCACGAGCCGAAGGCCGCACCGTCTCCCACGGGAGTGAGCGCGAGCATCTGGTGGGCCGGCACGGAGCCGATCCTGTCGTCCGGGGTGAACTCGGTCAGCGTGCGCGTGGAGTTCCAGTGCCGCGTCTACACCACGATGTTGCAAGAGCCACAGGACGACATCGACCCGCGGATCATGGATGCGGTGGACGTGATGTTCACGGCGCTGATCGGTGACTTCGACTTCGGGTCGCAGGCGCGCTACGTCGATGTGCTCGGCAGCGATGGGGAACGGCTCCGCGCCGTGCCGGGCTACCTCACGCAGGACTCGAAGGTGTTCCGCGTGGCCGACATCTTTGTCCCGGTCCTGGTCAATGACGCGTACGCGGAGGTGGCCTGATGGCCAAGCAGGGCGGCATGGGTGATCACTTCTACGTGGCGAGCAACGCGCTCGGTGGAGACGTGGGAAGCCTGACCAACGTGCACGGTGGCCCGAACCTTCAGGACGTCACGGACATCACGCAGAGCGCGTTCTCCCGGATCGGGCTGCTCCGTGACGGTGGGCTGACCGGTGCCATTTGGTTCAACCCTACCCGTGCGCACCTCGCGTTGCGCACCCTGCCGACCTCCGACCAGATTGCCACGTATGGAGTCGGTCAGGCGGTCGGCAACCCGGCCGTTTCTTGCGTGGCGAAGCAAATCAACTACGACGGGACGCGCGGCCAGGACGGTTCGCTCACCTTCGCGGTGGAGTGGCAGGCGAGTGCCGGGACCGGGCTGGAATGGGGCTTTCAGGCCACGGCCGGCATCCGCACGGACACCACGGCCACGAATGGCGCGAGCATCGACCGGACCGCGACGTACGCCTCTACGGCGTTCGGGCTGTCCGCCTATCTGCATGTCTTTGCGTTCACCGGCACGAGCGTCACGATTAAGATTCAGGACTCGGCCGACAACTCCAGCTTCGCAGACGTGGCCGGCGCGGCCTTCACGCTGGTCACCGGCGCCACCTCGGAGCGCATCACGATCGGCACCACGGCCACCGTTCGCCGCTACCTGCGTGTAATCACAACGGGAACGTTCTCTAACGTCCAATTCGTGGTCAACATCGTCCCGTACGAGGTGGCGCAGACGTGAGAACCTTCTGGATCACTACGTTCTGGCTTGTGATCTGCGCCGGGTATGTCGTGTTCATCTGGTATCTGATCGGGGCGCTGCAATGACCCGTGAAATTGATGGGTCATAGCTGATGACCCGCGAACCGTTCCGCATCCCTTCGCGCCTGCCCGTGGCGGAGGTCAAGACGTACGCCCTGGCCGCGCCGCAGGCCACTCATTTTCGCCGCGCCTCCTGTCAAGAAGTGGAGTGTGCGGAGTACGCCCGCGGGTGGCTGTCGATGATCGACGTGAGTACGCCGCTCGGCCAGAATCAGGCGTACTACATCCGGATGCGGTCCGGCCGGTCGTTCACGGCGAGTGAGGTGGACGGCATGGTGACCTTCTCCTTCCCGGCCGGCCAGCAGTGTTTCGCGCAGCACACTGTGCCGCTGGAGCGCGACCCGATCCTGTTCGTGCGCGGTGGGGACTGGCGCGGCAACCCGAGCGGATTCGTACGCCGGCACACGCGCGCCGAGGACTGGGTGGATGACTTCGCCACCCATCAACAGGCCATAGTCGATCAATTCGAGAAAGGATAGATCATGGCGAAGCAGGGAGGGTTGGGCTTCTCGATTGCGATCGATGACTCGGGAGGCGTGGCCAGGACCATCAGCAACGACATCACGAACTTCCAGTTCGCCACACCGCGCGGCGTTCAGGACGTCACCGGCGTGGACAGGAGCGCCATTGAGCGCCTACTCCTGCTGGCCGACTTCAGCATCACGCTGAACGGCGTGCACAACAACGCCGCCAACTTCTCGCACTCGGTGTTCAAGACCGTCCCGAGCACGAGCGTGAACCGCACTACCACACTGGTCATCTCCGGCCAGACGCTCGCGCCGGAAGTGCTCTACTCCGATTACGCCGTGACCCGCGGCCAGGACGGTTCGCTCACCTGGTCGTCACCTGGCGTACTCGCGGACGGCACCGTACCTACTTGGTCCTGATCGACAAACGGAGGCGAAACCATGGCAGGACCGTCCTGGGGCAGTAGGCCGCCACCTCAGCGAGGCGGCGGTATCAACTTCGTGGGTTGGGCGATCGGGATAGCGGTACTGCTCCTGGTCGTCATCCCGCTGTTCCTGTGCTTCATCGTTGTTCCGCTCGCGGGCATCTTCTCGGGAGGCAAGTAGTGGGGCACAAGATCATCAGGACGATATTCGTTCTGCACTTTGAGGACGGATCAGCGCTGGATGGAGCAACCGTCAAGGTTCGCTCGGTCAGCATGCGCAAGCTTCTGGAGATCATGAGGCTGGCCGAGACGCTCCACTCCCTGGGAGACCGGGCCACGGAGGACGTCGATGCCCTCTTCACGGCATTGGCCGAGCAACTCGTTTCCTGGGATCTGGAGGAGGAGGAAGGCACTCCCATCCCCTGCTCTGTGGAGGGGATGTACTCCTTGGAGTTCGATCTAGTTCTATCCATCGTGTTCGCGTGGATCGAAGGAGTTCAGTCCACTCCCGGCCCTTTGGGACCGAGCTCGAAAGATGGTTCGCGGTCGGAGCAGCCCCCGATTCCAATGGAGTCCCTGGCACCAAGCCCGGCGCTCTTATAGAAGCGGAGTGGATCGTCGGGCTTTGTGAGCGCTTCTCCTGCCTACCGAGCGCGCTCATGGAGGAGGACGCGGCGTTGATCAGGATGGTGGGCATGGTGGACCGGGCGAGAAGGGAAGCGGGGGAGGTGGCCGATGCCGGGTAATGAGGTGGTCATCGTCATCCGCGGGCGCAATGAGATGCGCCGGACGTTCGATGACGTGCACACGGAGGCGGATCGCGCCGGAGATGACGCTGGCCGGACGTTCGGGGAGCGCATCGACCGGCGTTTCGCGGAGGTCGGCACGCGCATCCGCGAGCGCTTCTCCCGCTCCGGCCAGGACTCCGGGGATTCCTTCCGTACCGGCTTCTCCGGAAAACTCATGGCGCTCACGGAGAAGATCGGAGGAGCGCTGACCACTGGACTCGGTAAGATCGGCACCATTCTCCCCGGAGCGCTCGGGGATGCGGTCGGGAACCTGCCGCCCATGGGTCAGGCGATCGCGGGTGTGCTCGTGGCGGGCCTGGCCGTCTCGCTCGCGCCGATGATCGGCGCGGCCATCTCCGGTGCGGTCATGCTGGCGGTCGGGGGCGGAGTCCTGGCCGGCGGGATCGCGCTGGTCGCCAAGAACGCACAGGTCAAGTCCGCGTTCTCAAAGCTGAAAGACTCGCTCTTTGACCAGGACACGTCCACGATCGAAGACAAGATCAAGAAGGCTCAGGAACGGTACGCGAAGGCCGCGGCGCTCGGGTCGGCCAGCGGGATGAAGTCCGCAAAGTACGACATCGAGAAGGCGAAGACCGAGCTCGACAAGGCGCTCGTATTCAACACGTTGAATCGATCACTGCGTGACCTCGCTCAGCCGTTGGTCGCTCCGCTGGTCCGTGCCGCGAAGACGTTTTCGCAGGTCATCAGTGATCTCAAGCCGGACATTGGTCAGCTTTTCAAGACCGTGGCACCGATCATCGACAAGCTCGCGCCTGCGCTGGGTGACTTTTTCAAGAGCATGATGCCCGGGATCATGAACGCCGTGAAGGGTAGCGTTCCGATCTTTAACACCTTGGCCGACAAGCTCCCGTTGATCGGATCTTCGCTGAGTGATTTTTTCAACTCGATCAGCGAGAACGGGGATGATACCAAGCAGTTCTGGTCAGACCTTCTCACGGCCGTGGCCGGTCTGATCATCTCACTCGGAAAGATCATCTCTTTTCTCACGCGCTTCTACAGCGCCTGGCGGAACGCGATGGGCAATGCCATCCGATTCGTGCAGTCTCTCGCCATGGTGGCGCTCGAAGCCTTCGGGACGATCCTGCATGCCGCGGCGGAAGCCTGGGGTTGGATCCCCGGTCTCGGACCGAAGCTACGTGCGGCGGACGCGCGTTTCGCGGCCTTCCGGGACGGAGTCAACCGGAAGCTCGCCGGCATCCACGACAAGACCGTGAAGATACGCATCCTCCAGGTCTTCACTACGGTCGGTCACGCCGTGACCGATGCCGCGGCGCTCATTGCGTCCCGGATGGCGACCGGCGGCATCAAGGGTGCAGCCAGTGGTGCCACCTCCTCCGGCTGGACGTGGGTGGGTGAGAACGGTCCAGAGCTCGCCAAGCTGCCACCCGGTACTGCGGTACGCAGCGCCGGGGACAGCCGGCGGATGGCCGGCCAGGGCGGAGCGACGCACGCAATCGTGCATTTCGAGGGAAGCGGGGACGCGGCCATGGACGCGCTTCTCCGGCTTCTGCTGTCGAAGGTGCGCATTGAGATCCGTGAGCGGTTCGGTGGGGACGCTCAGGCCGCGCTGGGGCGCGCCTGATGGCCTTTCCGCAGACGCCTCTCGCCATCAAGGCGGAGTTCTACCTGAACGGCGCATGGGTGGACGTCACGTCCCGCGTGCGGCTGGAGAACGATGTCGTGATCACGCGCGGCGCGTCCTCGGAACAGTTCGCGCTCAGCGCTCAGCAATGCCAGTTCACTCTGAACAACCGTGACGGGCTGTACTCCAACCGCAACCCGAACTCCATCTATTACGGGAAGATCGGGCGGAACACACCCTTCCGGATCGGCGTGACCGGCACCGGAACCTTCCTCGCGCTGCCCGGATGGCGGGCCGCATCGATCCGCACCGCGGACAAGGCCGTTCTCGACATCACGGGCGACATCGACATCCGGGCGGACTTCCGGATGGAGCCGAACACCTGGCTTGTCGGCAATCGTCAGTCGTTCGTCCTGGCCGCCAAGTACCGGTTCACGGCCAGTAACAACCGGTCGTGGTTCCTAGCCGTCTCGGAGCAGGGCTACCTGCAATACCGCTGGTCAACCAACGGAACGGCCTTCACCACGGTCACGAGTACAGCGGCCATCGCTGCGGCCACGCTCAACAGCAGGATGGCCGTGCGGGTCACGCACGACGTGGACAATGGCGCGGCCGGCAACACGGTCACGTTCTACACGAGCGACACGATCGCGGGCACATGGACGGCGCTCGGTTCTGCCGTGGTCACGGCCGGAACGACATCCATCTTCAGTAGCAGTGCCGATCTTGAGGTCGGGTCGTACGACGATGACCTCAGCGATCCCGTGAACGGCATCGGTGTCCCGCCCTGCCGCTACTACGCGATGGAGTTGCGCAGCGGTATCGCGGGCACGCTCGTGGCGAAGATGGACGCCACGGCGCAGGCGGCCGGTGCGGTCTCCTGGTCGGATGGCCTCGGTACGCCCAACACGTGGACGTGCAGCGGCGAGGCGTTCGTCACGGCCACGGACTACCGGTTCTGGGGGCAACTGCCGAAGCTGCCGACCAAGTGGGACACCTCTGGCCGCGACATCTACATGCCGGTAACGGGATCGTCCTACCTCCAGCAATTGACGCAGGGCAATAAGCCACTCAAGTCCGCGATGTTCCGTTACGTCACCCGTGAGCTCACCTCCATCGAGGGGTACTGGCCGTTTGAGGACGGTAGTAACGCCGAGATGGCCGCGGCCGGCGTGACAGGCGGCCAGGCGGCAGCGGTCAACAACGTCAGCTTTGGAGTCGCCTCCGATCTGGCCGCTAGCGCGGGAACGTGCACCATCGACGGAACCACCTCGTACATCAAGGGGTTCTGCACGAACCTCGGCACGGGTGGCTCCGCCGAGAATTTCATGATCCTGTTCAAGTACCCGGCCGCGCTCGGGGCCGAGGTGGTTCTCGCCACCATCTACACCACGGGCACCGTGACGCGCTGGGAGGTGCGGGTCACCACAACCGGCTTCCGCCTGGTGGCGAAGGACGGGGACGGCACGTCCGTGCTGGACGCGACCACGGCGTACGGCGCGGGCATCTCCCCGACCGCCTGGCTCGGCATCCAGCTCAAGGTGACAGTCTCCGGCGGCACGATCACCGGCACCCTCTCCTGGTATAACGTCTCCACGGTCAGTTCGGGGTTCTACGCGGACGCGGTCAGTGGGTCGTTTGCCGGCTCACTGGGTAGATTCAAGAGCTTCACCATCACGAACAGTGGCGGCGGCCAGACCGGGCTACAGGTGGCGCACGCCGTGATCACACGGCAGAGCGCACCGATGGTAGCTGGGAGCAACGTCTTTCATGCGGCCACGGCATGGGCTACGGAGTACGCCGGCCAGCGGTGGGACCGGCTCCTGACCGAGGAGAGCATCCCGCATCTCGTCATCGGGGCGAAGGGCAACGCGTTCGGCTCCATCCTCGGGGACTCCCAGCAGATGGGTCCGCAGTCTGTGGCGCGGCTCGTGGACCTGCTTCAGGAGTGCGCGGACGCGGATCGGGCCATGATGTTCGAGCGCCGCAACTGGTTCGGCCTCGTGCTCCGTCTGCGCCGGGCGCTGCACAACCAGATCTCCCCGACGCTGGACTACTCGACCGCGGTCTTCTCCAACGAGCTGACGCCAACCCCGGATGACTCGACCATCCGTAACGACGTGACCGTGTCTCGCCCCCTGGGGGCGTCCGCTCAGGCGACCAGGACGGTCGGACCGCTGAACACCTCCCGGCCGACGGTTGATCCGCAGGGTGTAGGCACATACGACGTGCCCTTGACGCGGAACGTGTATCAGGACAGCCAACTCCCGTTTCTCGCCCAATACGAGGTGCAGCTAGGCACCATCGATCAGGACCGCTATCCGTCGGTTCAGGTCAACCTCGCGCGGAACGTCTTCGTGGCGAGCTCCACGCTCACTACCGCGGCGAGTGGGCTGGACGTCGGGAATCCCTTCACGATCACAAACCTTCCTGCGGGCCTGCCGCCGGACGCCATCGAGCTCTTGATTCTCGGCATCACGGAGCGCTTGCAGAACAAAGGCTGGGTGATCGACTGGAATACCGCCCCGTACGACCCCTACCGCGTCATCGACATGACCGCGAGCACGCTCGCCCGCTCGCGGATGGCGAGCGGGGATCTGAGCGGGTCATATACGACCCTGGCCGCAGACATCACCTCCTCGGCCACCTCATTCACGGTGACCGGGACGGGCAAGCTCTGGGGCACGGCCGGCGGGAACTTCCCGCTCGATATCATGATCGGTGGGGAGCGGATCACCCTGAGCGCGATCTCTGGCGCGTCGTACCCGCAGACGTTCACCGTCTCGGCCAGGAGCGTGAACGGCGTGGTGAAGGCGCACGTGACCGGGGACAAGGTGCAGATCGCGGACATCGGCTACATGACGCTGGGAGCGAGATAGATGGTCGACACTAATCCCGAGGTCGGTGATCCGGTATCGGCCGACTTCCTCGCCTACCTCACCCGGCCGCCGATCGTCCGGCTGATTCAAGTCACGGCGCAGTCGATTCCCAACGCGTCCTCAACCGCGCTGACCTTCGACTCGGGATCGGAGGACATCGACACACACAACTTCCATGACGTGGTCACGAACAACTCGCGCGTCACCCCGACCTCCGACTGGGCAGGCTACTACGAGGTCACGGTCACCTACGCGGCCAGCGCGAACACCGCCACGCAGCTCTACGCCGTGGTGGCCAAGAACGGCGTAGTTGTTCAGCCACTCACCAGGCAGACGCCGGCGGCCACCTCCGTGGCGAAGTCCGTAAACGCCATCGCCATCGTGTCGCTGAACGGGACGGGTGACTACGTGGAGGGTTGGGCCAACCAGAACTCGGGTGGCGCGCTCAACACGCAGGTAGGCGGAAGCATCAACTCCGTCCTCGAAGTCAAGTTCCTCCGGCCGCTGTAGGGAGACGCCATGGGATGGGTCTTGGTCGCCAGTCTGGCGAGCCTGCGTGACGAGTTCGATGCGCTCGCGCCGGACCGCGATCGCGCATCGGACGGATCGATCGGGGACGCTGCGCATCAGGCGGAGCCGAGCGACCACAATCCGGATGACACGCCCGGTGTGGTCACGCCGTTCAGTGACCCTGACTCCATCCCCGAAGTGCACGCGATCGACGTGGACTCCGACCTCCGCAAGGCCGGGTGGTCGATGGGTCGCGCGGTGGACATCATCGCGGCCAGGCATCAGGCCGGTCTCGACAACCGGCTGCAATACATCATCTACAGCCGGAAGATCGCCTCGCGTTCCTGGGGCTGGACCTGGCGCGACTACACCGGCGCGGACCCGCATACGGGTCATGCGCACTTCTCGGCCCGGTACGGTAGTGGATCTACGGGTAATCCTGAGAACGACGTGAGGCCGTGGGGCCTTCTGAAGGAGGACGACATGGACGCGACGGAGATGACCGCATGGGCGAAGTCCCCGGCCGGCCAGCAGGCCATCGCCGCGGCGGTCTGGGGAGCGAAGCCGTGGGCCAGCGACTACAGCACCGCAGTCGCGCTCCAGAACGGCTATCGGAACACCGTGACCGTCTCCACCGCGATCGCTCAGCTCGATCAGGTGGATGAGCAGGCGCTCGGAGCCGTGGTGGTCTCCGGCCTCCTCGATCCGCTAAAGGCCGCGATCCTGGCCGGTCTTCCGGAGGATCTGGACGCCGCGATGCATGCCGCGGTCGCGGAGAGCGTGGAGGCCGCCGTGGAGAACATCCGCCTTTCGGTTGTCCCCGCGCCCGTAACGGCGTAATCGTTTGCTGACCTGCAAAGAGTAAGATCGAAAGCGCCACGCCTGGCGCGTGAAAGGCGGATCATGGGTGGGAACGACGCAACGGTCCGCCGCGCCTACCCGGCGTACGGTAACTCGGGACACTATCTCGTTTGTCCTCGGGTGGGTGCTGATCTTCCAGCAGGCGCTCTACGTCGATCCGTCCCGAGTGAACACAGCTTTCCTGATCCTGGCCGGGGCACTGGTGGGGGTTCCTCTCTCGGTCCCGGCCATCCTGGCAATCCGTGGCATTGGTATTACCGCATTGTCGGAGCAGCCTCCCTCCTCTCCCTCGCCTTCATCCTCATCTACTTCACCATCCGAGGCTGAGAGTGCCTGATCTTCCTGAGGACACCGGAGAACTCACGGCCGACCAACAGGTGACGATCCTCTGGTCGGCCGTCAACATGCTCCTGGCCGATCGCCGCTGGCGCGGGTGGCAGGTACTCCTGTCCGTGGCCGGCTACGTTCTGACGCTCGTGCTGGCCGTGGCCGTGGCGCAGCATTTCAATGACACCACGCAGCACAAGTTCTGCGCCGTGGTGGCGGCCAGCACTGCGCAGGGGGCGCCTCCGCCCACCACGGAGCGCGGGCGGAACGTGGCGCAGGCCATGCACAATCTGTCGGTTGAGCTGGGCTGTCAGCGGTAGCCCCAGCTCCGCTAGAATCGGCGTGTGAGCCCAGCTCACTGCCTGGGGAGGCATCCGCTCGTCCACTACGAAAGAGGCGTCTCGCACGATTCGTGCGAGACGCCTCTTTTTCTATGGTGCGCGCTCAGCGCGAAATGAGATCTTGCAGAGTCTCCGGGCGGCGCACGTCCGGATGCGCGTGCATCGGCATCGGGTGAAGCCGGCGGGTCTCCTCCCCAGCCCCGAGCGCATGGCGTGGCTTGTGTGACGCCGGAGGCTTCCGGCTGACCAGGAATGGCAGAACGCGGAGGAGGAGGCGCACGCGGCGTTGGAAGCGTCGCAGGTTGCCGCCTTCCTTCAGGTGCCACACGACAAGACCGGCCGCGATGACGCCCACGGCCGACAGCCACCAGAGGAGTGGGTACATGGGGCTCATCTTCCCTTGCGACCACGGCAACCCTGGCAGTGGAGTCCGACACACGCTCCCGCGTGCCGCGCTCGATTGGCGCTGAACCAAACGAGCGCGAACGCGACACAGAGCATGGCTACCACATCCCGGTACATCCACGCCGTGATCACTGCCGCGGTCAGCCATGCGGCCAGGAACAAGCCGGCCAGGAGATACCACGGCCAGCGCGCGGGTGCCCGCTTGATCCGCCGGACCACAACGTAGGCACGGTTCGGGTACTCCGTGATCCCGCGGCCGAGCACCTCGACCTCCCCGCGCCGGACCGCGTCCGCCACGTACGCCCGGAAGGTGCGTACGGCGTAGCGGTTAGAGCTCTGCCAGAGCTCTTGTCCGGGAAGTAGTGCCGCCTGTCGGCGTACGCCGAGCGCGGCGCGTGCGCGTCTGGCCGGACTCAGCGCGCGCGGGTAGACCACTCCGAGTGCTGTCACCTTCGGCCGGGGGAGTGCCTGCGTCTCCTGCTCCTGCATTCTTCGCCTCCGTTAGTTGTTGATCCATTTCCTTGCGGAGCTTCCTCCGCTCAGAGGGGAAGAGTCCTCCGTAACACCCTCCCCAACTCCCTGCTGGGTTCTCCTCCCGGAGAACCCAGCTACGACAGTCCGGCCTAGCGGAGCATCCTCCGCAGAGACGGCGGGCGGCCGTCCGCTCCGGGAGCAGGCGCATGGAGCGTTCCATGACCCGCGCTCCGGCTGGCGTCAGGCATGCTCCGCCGGTGAGATCGGGAGCGCGAGCCATCTCCTACCACCATCCCTGCTGAACGTTGATCCACACCATCAGGCTCATGATGACCGCGGCCAGGCTCCATCGCATGACGGCGCGCGGGATCTTGTACCAGAGACCGAGTTTATCCCGCATCATCCGTTGCCACGCAGCACGTTTAGGCGACACCCGGCGCAAATTGTAGAACGGTTGCTTACGCACGTTGTACACCGGCACGAGGAGCCAGATCCAGAGCGCCTCCTGAAACTTGCGGAACCAGCGGATGTCGCACCGGATACCGGGCAGACGAAAGAAGCTCGGCTCTAGGTCAACCCAATCTTTTGGCATCGCCTGAAAACGCGTACTTCCTTTCAGATGCTCCGCCTCGCGCAGCTTCCGTGAGTACGCCTCCCCGACGTAACCGAAATGCCGCCCGATGAACGGCCACCCCCAGAATGCGCCGGGCTTGCGGACACGGAAGACGTAGCATCCGCAGTCCTTAGGCCGCCGCTTGCGCCTACGCCTGGCCATCGATTCGCCTGTTCTGATCGCGCCTCTGCCAGGTAGGCGATTCGATCGGGACCGGGTAGTAGACCCATCTGTATTGAATCCTCACACCCATCACTCCGAATCGCTTTCCCAATCGGCTGGAGAACCTTCTGGCTGAGTTCTGAAGCTTCGCCCAGTCCTGCGTATTCATCGCCGTTTCGCCACCCTTTCCGCGTGGCGCCTACGCGCCCATTCCGTCATCGCCACAGGGTCGTACCGATACCCGCTAAACTGGTCGCCTGCTACCGGCTTCGGGAACGAATCGTCACCATGCGAAGCGTTGCGAAGCACACGATGCGTGATACCGAGATGCGCCAACCCTTCCCAGAGATCGATTAGCTTCATCGGGCTGACGGGATGAGCCTCGATAGCCGGCGTTGCTTCAGTTGCTTCGCAAAGCAACTGATCCTCCAGCTCAATATCAACATCGGGCAGTTGCTTCGAGGATGGGTCGTAACTGGACGAGAGCGGCGAGAGCGGGTTGGGAGTTCCGCCCTGAGCGAACGCGCGAGCCTCACTGTCCGTGATCAACGGAACTTGGTAGATCACGGCGTCACTCCCGATCACGGCCACCCATTGGCCGAGTTGATCCGGCTTCTTGGGAAAAGGCTTGATGTCCGGGCATAGCATCTTGCGCGTGTTGTCGCTATACCTGGCCAGGAATCTGACCTGGAAGGACTCGCGCAGATCGGCGTTACCGTTGGTGACCCTGGCCGAGAAACGCTGAGCCACCATGAACAGATACACGCCCAACTGCCTGCCCGCGAAATTGGCCACCATCAAGCCGCGCAACGCGGGCGACCTAAGCGGCATTGTCGCTCGCTCCTCCTGCTCCGCTGTGGCGCGCAGATTCATCCAGTAGTCGGCCAGAAGGGCGGCCGTGATATTCCATTCCTCGCAGACCACCAATACACGCGCCCGACCGGGAAGAGACAAATCAGAGGTATAGGCATCCTTGCGGATGTCGACCTCCTCACCGAGGCGGACGCACATGTCGTGAATGGCCGTGATATCGGTCAGGTACTTGACGCCGGGAAGCCCTTTCGCCCATTCGTGACTGACCGCTTTCCAGTCGAGCACGATCAGGCCCCAGCCCCAATGCAACGCCTGCATCGCAAGCCCTTTGATGAGCTCGCTCTTTCCCGCGCCGGAGCCGGCCGACAACGCGAAGTGTGGAGAATCGTCCGTCATCCGCGCGTGCAGCGCCTCCCCACCCGCGGCCACTCCGAGGAACGGAACGAACTCCTCCGTGTCCTCGTAGTAGCGGGCCACGTCGCTCCAGACCACCAGGGACGGAGGGACCGGAGGAGCGGAGATGAGGACGCGCGGAGCGCTCCCCTCCGTCTGCCACTGGCCGACCATGCCGCGTACTCCCAGCTTGCTCCCGACCGAGGCGAGAAGTCTCCGCTTCACGCCCTCATCCGCTCCGGTGAAGGAGTGCGGGAGGAGGATCTCCACACTCCCTCCGTCCCGGTAGTTCTCGGGGACGTGCACGCTCCTGGCCGCGCTCCGTTCCGGGATGGAGCACCCGAGGATGACGGAGGCGGAGCGTGCGATCGGGAGCACCTTCTCCTTCCGCCAGGAGCGCGCTCCCTCCACTACGAGCCAGCGGAGACTCCACACGCCCTCGCCGCGCGTGAAGTACGGGAGACGGTAGCCGAACTCGCGGCGGAGCCAGTTGAGAAGCCAACCCGCGGCCAGGAGCGCGGCCAGCAGGAGATGCCCTCCGAGGATCGTGCTCGCCCGCGCCCACCAAGGAAGCCGCACGCCGGCTATCCCTGCCAGCGCGAGCGGCGTGGTCAGCAGGAGCAGCACGATCACGTACGCTCCGCCGATCCGCCAGGCCGCGCGTGCCGCGCCGCGCATCCGCTCCCAGCGCATCATGTGGCCGGACGGATCAAGTGAACGCGTGGCCGGCCGCCAGAAGGTGGCGTCCGTGCGCCGCACGCCGTCCATCGGCCGGCCGGACAAAAAGCGGAACGCGAGCCGCGCGCCGCGGATCATGCCTGACCTCGCCACTCTTCACGTGCGGCCTTGAGTGCCGCGCGACGCTCCGGATGTAGCAGGGGAAGACGCGCGGTCACGTAGATCGCATGCCGCACTAGCTCACTCAGGGCGAACCAGTGCGACCGGCAGGCGAGATAGCGATCAGGCACCTCGATCTGGCACTTCGGGGCGGGGCAGCGATGCGTCTTCACAGCTCGCTCCGTCCGGCGCGCAAGCGCTCGATCTCCTCGATGAACTCCAGAAGGATCATGCGCACATCGCCAGGAGGGCAGGTGCACGACATCGGCAGGCCGACGTCGCACGCGCCGCAGAGCGCGAGGAACGGCTTCGCTCGCTCGATGACGTCAAGCTCAACCTGAGGTTGAGGCTCCGCGCTCGGCATCGGCCACGTCACGCCGCCCCTTGCGATCTTGATCTCGGGAAGCGAGGACAGCCGGTCGATCGCCGACTGAAACTTCATCAAGGAGCGGTAGAGCTTCGTGCCCTTCATCCACGCGACCGGATCGGCGTTCCGCTCCTCCAGCACGCGCTCCCATTTGGCCCACACCTCATCCGGAGCACTCCGGTAAAGAGCGAGCTCGGCTGCCCCTAGCCTGGCCGCGCGATTCGTGGCCTCACGCACGAGCATCGCTGCGGCGTTCTGCCGGTGCGCCGGGTGCATGTCCTTAACACGCATCCATGCACTCTGGCCGGCCGACCACCACCATTTGCCTTGGCCGTAGAGAGCACGCAAGTCTATCGGCGGAGTGTCGTTCTTGGTCTTGGTCATCGTGTCGCCTCCGCTAGCATGATTTGAGAAACGGTGATCTTGGGACGTTGGGAAGGGTGCGGGTAACGGTCGACGTTGCGAGCGAGAAGCTGACGCCGGTAGCGGTCCGCACTGTCGTGATCACTGAACGGGCCGAACGTCTCCACGGTGGTCCCGCGAGCAAGATCCTCCGTCACCTGCGTCACAACGTAAGTAGTCATCGGGTCGCCTCCTGACGGGTGGTCGCGCGGATGATGTCGATCAGTTCGGGGCGAACCTTCTCCGCGCGGGCGTCGAGGTCTGCGTTCGGGTTGTCGCGGAGCGTCCGGTACACCTTCCGGAGGCGCCCCTCCGTGGCCGGAGAGACCTCCGTGCGGGCGATGACCTCGGCACGCTCCACGCCATCGAGGATGAGACGCACGGCCTCGCTCTGGCGCGGGTCCACCTGGCCGCGTACCCGGCGCACCATGGGCAGGGACACTGGAGCCGGAGAGACGGGGGCAACGGCGCTCCACTCCCGGAGCGCCTCCTCCGGTGTATCCACAACGTTCTCCACAGTTGTGGATGACGGGGCGGGAGCGTCCTCATGCTCGATGGTGTGCGTATTTTCGCGCTCGATGATGGGAGCGAGCGTCCTCGCGCGGATGGCGAGGAGCGCGACCGTCCCGCCCATCATCAGACCGTCGATGGCGAGCGGGCCGATCATGGCGGAGAAGGCGTCCTCCCCACCGAGGCGCATCAGACCGTGCAAGTGCTGGTAGCTGACCACGGCGGCCACCACGGACACCGGGACCATCATCACTGCGCGGCCGGCCAAGTCGGTGATCGTGCGTCGCCAGGCCACCCGTACGAGCACCTCGATACCCACGAACAGCGCGAGCGGCCAGAAGACGGCCAGGACGACACGCAGCACGAGTCCGACAACGCTCGGCGTGAGGACGGTATGGGCCACGTTGCCGGTAACGGACGCTGCCGCGCCGAACGCGAGCGCGAAGCGCGCCCATCTACGTGAGGTCAGAACCTCTGCCTGACCTCTCTCCATGTCATTGATGATCATGATTGACAACCTTCGTGTCTGGGGAGACAGTTGTGTGAAGAGGTACCGCCGGAGGCGCCTAGCGTCGGTAGCGTCTGTCGCCCCCAGCGGGTTACGTCTAGTCTAACTCTGGACTAGGTGGCAGGGCAACCCTCCGGACGGAGGATCTAACCCCTGTCCGCGTGGTCAGCGGCATACTCCGCCGCGTCATTGAGCGTGTCGTATCGCTCCGTCCACGTGCAGTCGCCGGGGGGCGCGAGCCGACCGTCGCTGTATGAATGCTCCACGCAGGTAGCGATGGTCTGACCATCTTCGGGATCGCTGGTCAGCTCCACGTGAGCCGTCCGGCCGATCAGCATGAGTTTTGCCATGCCTATAGTCTCCTTCCTCGTAGTCCAGATGTCAACTGCGGCGGAGGAGTGGCCAGATGTAGTGGATCTCATACGTGGCTGGTACGCGCCACACCGGTCCCTCCGCGAGCTCGGCGCCGTTGTCCTCCGCGTACTGCACGGCCAGGGTCCGGAGCCACTCCATGAACTCGTCAAATGGCACGATGGGACCGAAAGGAACCATGAGGCTGGACTCATCTATCGTTCCGATCGGAGTATCGACCCAGCCCGCCTCCCAGCCATCCATCAGACGTCGGGAGGGGCAGCAAGATGCTCGGGCAACGTGATCCCGTAGTCGCGCCGAATCTCGGCCAGGGTGAGCGTGGATCCGCCGTAGATATACAACGGGACATACCCTGGGTCAGTATCGTCCGCTCGCGTCCAGACGTCCCCCTCCCCGTCCGTGACCTCGCGCGGGAACTCGTCGCTTTCTGGCTCTGACGTAGCCGGGACGATGGCCGTCACGTGGGTCATGTTGACCATCACGCCGAGGTCATCCGTGACCCACTCGTCCCGGCCGATGATGATCATGCGGCTGACGATGGTGGACGTATCGAGCGTGAGCGCGACCGTCCCACCCGATCGCAGGCGCGCAATGTGCTGCCTGACATCCTCGGTCTCGTGTTTCGCGCTCATGCGATCACCCGTGCCCTGATCCGCTGGAGGCAACGCCCGCACTTCGGGAGGGAGTCGGCCCGGTCGTACTCCGCCTGGTCGTTCGTGCCGAACCACTCCATAGGGAGTGAGCGACTCGTGAACTCCACCGGGTGGACGCCGCACATCGCGTCCCAACCGTCCGGATCTACGAGCGCGTGCAAGCTCTGGCCGGTCCCGAGGTAGCGCCAGGCGTACCGCGACTGAGCCTCGATCGCCTGATCGACCTTGTCGGGTTTGGTTGTCGTTGGTTTGGTCATGCCTTCTCGCCTCCTGAGGCGAGTCAAGCCGTGACCCTGCATCTCAGCGGAACGCAGGGTCACGGCTTGACATCCTGATGGTGCCTACTTCGCCGCGCTCCGCTCGCGGTACCAGGTGAGCGCCTGTTGCTGCTGCTCTGGAGTCGGGTCGATCACGGCCCACGAGAACTGCGGCTTGGTCGGCTCCCGGCCCGCGGCTACGGCCGCCATGTACGCCGCGTAGATGCGCTCCGTGTCCTGCCAGGTCTCACCCTTGCGGTACCCGGCACCGGTCGGGCAGCGCTTCACCACACCCAACAGGAGCGGGAAGCCTGCCTTCAGGCACGCCTCCAGCTTCACCGTCATCGCCTTGCCGTACGTGTACCAGTCCTGCCAGGTGTACGGCGTGTCGAAGATCTGCGTCTCCTCGGGGAACGTCTTGCCCTCAACCTCCCTGGCCGGCGTGTAGACCTCGACCTTCCCGGTCCCGAGCACGGTCAGGTTGCAGACGTAGAAGCTCTGCTTCTGGCCGGGCTGATTGGGTACGGGCTGATCTGCCAGCAGGCGAGTCGGCTCCAGCACGATCAGACGGCCGAGGATCTCCGGCCAGCGCGGACCGCGCGGGCCTCCGCCACCACCGACCGTGTCGGGTGTGGCGAACGGGTTGGCCTTCGGGTCCAGTGCGCGCGTGCCGGCCGCACTCACCGGCGTGGACGTGCCCTGCATGTTGCCATTGCTCTGCGGTTGTGCGGATGCGGTGGCCGTTGCCGCCGCGTACGGGTCAGTCATGCGAGTCCTGCTCTCTGTACGTGAGGACTGATCGCCTCGTGCGTGGACGGGATTCGGACCCGCATGACCGGTCAAACCGGGCTCTACCAATTGAGTTACCACGCCACCTCGCTGCCAGGCGAGGCATCACCTCCGCGCTTCGGCTGCATCTGCCGTACTGGCATACGGCTTCCGCTACCTACGCTTCGGTGAACCGCTCCCCGCCGTGGAGTCGAACCACGTAACCACGCTGTGCGCTCAGCCTGGCCAGTCCATCCTGCGGGGATTGACACCCCAGGGCTTTTGATACGGGAGCCCTGGGGGCACAACCCGTGTCCGCTCTACATCCTCCGCACCTAACGGCCGTTAGACGCGGGGAATTGACGGACTGCGTGGCTCCGGCCCGATTTGAACGGGCATCTCTCCGCCGGTTAGGGACTCTGCCTGTTGAGTTACGGAGCCTGGATGGGGGGGGCGGCACGAAGGTTCGTGTCGCTACGAACCTCACTGAGCCGCGGGTGTTCTGAGAACTTCCTCCGCGCGGAGGCCGCCCCCGTCCGTTTGTTACCTCTGTGCAGTTGTGTTGCACCGGCC